CCGCAAGTTATCATCCACTATCTTTTCTCTCAGCTTTTCAGCAAAGAAAATGGCAGACAGCGAACAACGTTGCGGAATTCCCGTCGTTTCCCCCACAGGCAAAAGGTGTATTAAAAAACCTCAAGCCCCCAAGGGAACGACCATTCAGGAAATGGGTAACCTGGAAAACCAAGCCCACATCTCCGGTTCGACGATTTCCTTATGGATGAGCAGTGATGCTCTTTCAGAAGGTCTGAAGGCCCCTTACTGGGACCCTCTTATCGTCTTACACAAATATGATGAGATTAAGAAACTCATCGGAGATGGTACCTCGGCACCTCCTCTCGACCAGCTTCCATACGATTGCTTCAAAAAAGCAGCACACATGACACAATGGTATACAAATACATTGAGATTGTGGCGTGACTCCCTAAATGGGGGAGATCACGGGGAAAGCGTTCGCAAACGACTACTGGATGGGGTATTGGGTGCTATGCATTCAATTACATTGTCAAAACTCGTGGGAAGGCTATGGGCCTACGCGGAACATGGACTTATGGAGAAATTTTGCAAATGGAGTTCGGCTACCCTTTGGGCGTCGATGCTTCGTCAACAAGAATTACCTCCGGTTCCAGATTTCGTGAAGGAGACTAATGGGGAGAATCTAACATATCTCTTCGAAGAGTCTAACTGGGTGAAGTTATGTAGGACGACACAGATGGAAAAGAATGTGAAAAATCATTTTGACCAGAAGACACGTCTGATGATCATGCTCACCAAGGATCTCTATATGACCAAAAACGCCTCCCTTTCGGTTGACGCATCGTTCGTAGAAGAAAACCTCGCCAAGCACAAGAAAATCATGTGTGAGGAAAAGAAAGAGGACCCTTTAAGTGAAAAGATGGCACGTTTGATTGTTAAATCGATCAACCAATGTGCTGATGACATTTTTGGGAAACTACCTACACAGGACGAACGAAAGATTGTGAAATACAATAGCGAAACTGATAAATACGAAGAAGTTCGAAACAAACGGACAAGGACAATACCCCTGGAGGCAAGACCTCCGTCCCGCCTACCTTCCCTGGGCTCATCGGTCAATTCTGGCCGTAGACTAGGTGGAGCAGCAGGAGATCTTCTTAGGTCTCATGGCGAGGATTACCAGTTACCAGAACCCCAAAGTGGCTATTTACACAGTTATTGTACATACAAAACTAAAGTCACAGATGTTCGAACCCCTCACGACCCAGATCTTTTTACTGAGGCGGAGGAGAGCTCGAGGAAGGCGGCTTATGCTAGATTAACAGTCGAAGCACAGGTTGTACCTCTTCTAGAAGCCTTTAAGGTTAGGACAATTACAAAGGGGGACTGCGACCAGTATCATCTGGCCCGAAGGTGGCAAAAGGTTATACATGGTGTCATGCGAAAACAGCAAAACTGTCGTCTAATTGGACAGCCCTGCTCGTCGGCTTATTTATCTCAGATTTTCGGAAACTCCCCTTATGTCAATTTACATGACAAGGAGGCCTTCTATGTATCTGGAGACTATGAGTCGGCGACGGACTTACTCCACCCTTTTTTATCAGAGGTGGCCAATGAGGCGATTTGTCAGCGCTTGCGCATACCGCTCGAAGACCAGTGGGTCTTGAAGCAGTGTTTGACAGGTCATTCGCTAAAATATACAAAGAACGGACCACTATACAAACAACAGTGGGGACAACTAATGGGTTCACCGTCTTCCTTCCCAATCCTCTGCCTAATCAATTTGGCAGCAACCAAGGTTGCATATGAGGAATACCTCCGATCTATCGAGGTTCTTGGGAAAAAGGAATACTGTGTTCTAGAGGAACTACCTATGTGCGTTAATGGGGATGACATCTTATTTTGGTGTTATTCTAACAAACATTACGAAACATGGAAAGAGGTCACCAAACAGTGTGGCCTAAAGTTTTCTCTGGGTAAAAATTACACTCACAAAAGGGTCGCAATCATCAACAGCGAACTCTACTTCTCGGTTAAGCCTTTGGATTACTCCAAAATGGCAAAAGTCGGGAAATCTGTCCTTACTCAGCAATCCTATGCCCAAAAGATTTTTACAAGGGCCGGCTGTGCGCCTCCGAATACTTTATTCGTGAGAACATCAGCTGTTAACTCCCGCCTCCTCATAGGAGGACAAAGGAGTGGGACTGCTTCTTCAGTGGTCGACCTAGCTCACTCATCGATCCGAGATCTTGAAATTCTCGCAGCCGAGTTGAGAGTAGGTAAAGTTCAGCCTCAAAAATACACGGGGCACAGATTTGCGAAGGACGGCGATGAAACAAGCGGGGTAAATAACAAAAAGATTTACTCAAAGCTCACAGACACACTTGCACAGTTAACATTCATTCGTGAGATGCAGCTCAAGGATCTTGTCCTCAGGGACAGGAATCTAGACAGTTACATTAAATGGAGAACTACAATTGAAGCGAGAGGTGAAAAGGGGTTAAGCATGATCGCCGGCGACAACATTGAAAGTAGTCGTCCTGCGTTAAGGAAGTCATTCACACAAACGTACAACAAGATACAGAAGGCAATACTGCAGAAAATGCAAAGGGCTGGTTTGGGTAATGGGGACAAGAACACTCCTCACTACATCCCACAGTCTCTCGGAGGGTTAGGTCTTATCCCTCCCCCGTGCCATCAATTCACCGCAATGGAATACTTGGAAGTTGCAACTTTGGAAGGTTGCCCCCAAGCGGCTGAGCGATACGTCAATAGGATCGCTCCTAAAATGCCGAAGCCGACCTTTATGGTGGCTTTATCCGAAGAGTTAGGATCCCACAAAGATGTGTTGGGAATAAAACCTGAACTCAAAGAGGTCGCAGATATTGGATTACTGCGTTTCCTTGGTGAAGATGACGAATTCTGGGAACATAGTTTCTTGACAGGGTTTGTAACATCAGATAATATGGTATTGGGGCCCGAAGATATGGGTGAGGCATACATGAAGACGGCGCAAATCAGTCGTTCATTCAAAATGGCAGAGCTTTCTCGCGAGAAAGCCCGACAAATCAAACGCGGTCGGGACTTGCATATCTTTAAACAGGTACGGACTAAGGTGGATGGGGTCAAGAAAGAGGAAACAACCTGGATCGACGCTGACTGTGGGAGAGAGGTAGACTTTACATCTGTCTCAATCTACAGAAGGTGGCGACCGGGGCCGAAATACGAGTAAGGGATATGTGTTTTCTAAGGGTGGAGGGAGCCCCAGGATGAAGTCATGAGTATAATTGGGTGTATAGAAATGAAGCTGTAATGCGGATTCTACATTCATACTGTATTCTAGATGGACTGGGACGGTGTCAAGCCATGGAGAGACTTATGCAAGACTAGAGAGGGTTCCCTCATCTATGCAAAGGTCCGACTAAATGGTGACACTGAGATTCTCTACCTATGGAGACATATGTCTTGGCGGG